AAGTAGGTTTTTATGGGAACTCATCAGGACATTTTTACATTACTACTACAAATGTAAAAGCAAATGGAAATACTATATGGCACGCAGGTAATGACGGCTCAGGTTCAGGATTAGATGCTGATACAGTTGATGGTATACAAGGTGCTTCATTTTTAAGAAGTGATGCAGCTGATACTCTATCTTCTACTTTAAAAGTAACTGGAAGCATCATTCACGAATACAATACCGCGGGTGGATATATAGCAAGACCGAAGGGTGCCCAATTTGTAACAGGCACTCAGAACCATACAGGTGCAATTAAAATTGAATTTCCAACTCACGGTACGGCAGATATGCTGTCTTTCTGGGTAGATATCTTTGATTATACTGCAGGGGAATCAGTAAGTTTATGGATTGCTGGATATCTCTATCAAGGAACTGGAAGTAATGAGTGGGTAAATGAAACTGCTTTAATTTTTACAGAAAATACAGGAAAAACTCCAGAAAATGTGCGATTTGGAGCAGACGGAAGTAATAATTGTGTATGGATCGGTGAGACTACTGATACCTGGCAATACCCTCAAATTGTAGTAAGAGATTTTCAAGCAGGTTTTTCAACAGATATAGATAATTACGACGATGGCTGGGCAATTAGCTTTGTTACTTCATTTGATACTGTTGATGCAACTCGTGCTGCAAAAGGCCCAGTAACTGAGTGGGATAGAGTTGAAGGCAAACCAACAATTCCAACCAACAACAATCAGTTAACAAATGGTGCTGGTTATACAACATATACTTCAAACCAGGCAACTAATACCAGTTCAAATGTATCGTTCAATCAAGTAACTGCTACAAGTAATGGAAGTGGAACAAATTTTAAAGTTGGAGACGATGTTTGGTTAGGTGATGTAAATGCTGCTAACCATATGAGTATTAGAGGTAATCAAAATGCAGCAAATGGCTACATAATATTTGGTAATGCAAATACTACTGCATTAGGTAGAGCAGGAAGTGGAGCTTTAACATACGGAGGTAATACTGTATGGCACGCAGGTAATGATGGTAGCGGATCAGGTTTAGATGCAGATACATTAGATGGTATTAATAGTGGCTCATTCCTAAGAAGTGATGCTAATGATACCTTTAGCGGTACATTGACCATGAATGGTTTATTAAATTATAGAGATTTAGTAAATCAACAAACTTCAAATTTAGATACTTGTGGAGATAGTTCTGGGTTTAGTGTTTTTTATAGTACAACTAGTGCTACTAGCAAGCCCTCTGGCACAGACCATGCGGTTTTAACTCAATCATATAACAACTCTTGGCAAACTCAGATTGCTACTGATTGGCGTACTAAACAAATGTATTTTCGTACTCAAGAGAATGGCACTTGGAAAAGTTGGGCAACAATGTGGCACTCAGATAACGATGGATCTGGTTCAGGTTTAGATGCTGATACTTTAGATGGTGTTGAAAGTGGTTCTTTTTTAAGAAGTAATGAAGGAGACACCGCTTCAGGATCTATAAACTTTACTAACGATGATTATTATTTTGGAAGCAGGTTAAGACACCACGGCGATGGTGATACTTATATGCAGTTCCATGCAGCAGACCAATGGAGAGTTGTTACTGGTGGCACGGAAAGATTTGAAGTTAATAATACTTTTGCAACTTTTAATGCAGATGTGAATATTGGTGGTACTGGAAATAAAGCAGTAAGAGTTAGACATTTAGAAGGCAAATCTTCAACTAGTGCTGATCTAGGAGCTTTATATTTGAACTACAATACAACAAATCCTGTTTATATCGGACATAGCGGGAATCAATCAGATTTATACTTATATGGTGCTTTAAGAATAGGAAGTACAGCAGTCATAGATTATTCTCGTAATATGAGTAACATAGGAACTATCTCTAGTGGTGCAATAACTTCTAGCGGAGATGTTACTGCTTTCTCAGATGAAAGACTAAAAAGTAACATACAAACGTTAGACGGTAAGAAAGCACTGCAAATGAGAGGTGTTGAGTTTGAAAAAGACGGCAAGAAGGGTAGTGGAGTTATAGCTCAAGAAATAGAAAAAATAGCACCTGAGCTCGTTCATACAAGTGACGATGAAATGGAAACCAAATCAGTAGCTTACGGAAACTTAGTAGGATACTTAATAGAAGCTGTTAAAGAACAGCAAGAACAAATAAATAAATTAACTGATCGAATTAATGATCTAGAAAAAGGAGAATAAAAATGGCAATAACTACAGCATATGACGCACCAACAGGAGAAGAAACTACTGTTGAGGTAACATTTACTAGTGATAGCCCTAGTATTACTCATGTAAGAGCAGTGAATGCAGTTTTTACAGGGGGCTCTTATGATGCAACTAAAACCGCAGAAAGAGTAGCTCAAGTAGCACTAGGAGTAGAAAATAAAATAGCAGTTGGAGTAATCACGCCCCCTGCTGAAGAAGAAGGAGAATAAAAATGGCAATAACTAATGTAAGAACAGTGCAAAGAGTGGAAGTATATCCCCCACAAGACGCGAGTGCAGCTGCAACAACAAATGCGGCTCATGAAACTTTGATGGTTGTATATATGCATACTTTTGATGATTCTGAAGATTCTGATTTACCAGTATCTATGAATAAAAGTGTACATTTAAGTAAATTTGACTCAGAAGGAAACGCAACATCCGTTTCTGGAGAAGATGCTTTAGTGCAAACTATTTGCACAGCAGTCTGGGCATAATAAAATGGCAGTACCAACTTCAGGGACTTTAGTAATGGGTAAAATCTATCAAGAGGTAGACGGCTCCGGTTATTCAAGTGCCTCTGATCCAGGTGAAATAACTAGTTTAGCTGCCTTAGTTGGAGGAGTGCCTGATGTACTAAACCAAAATAGTACAAGCAAACCAAATACTTCTACGCCGCATTCAATGTCAGAATGGTATGGATATGATCATAGCGCTACTGGATTTACTTGGGGCACTCCAGGTACTACACCTTCGAGTGCTTTTGACTTTGAAGGACAAGACCAAACGGATGGTTCTGCAATTAAGGGAGCAGCTACATTAAACCTTACACATTCTTCAAATACTATCTCGTGGCAAATTGTAGAAGATTCTGATGCGCCGGGAGAAAGTGGAATGGGTACTACGGCTAGTAGAAGTGTTACTTATACAGGTACTTTAACAACTTTGCAAATTAGAATAGTATTTTATAATGGAGTAGATGTTGTAGAAAACAATAGTTATAGTAATCCAGATACTTCTATTAAAGCTCGAGCTCGTTTCTCGAACAACAGCCATCTTACACATACCTCTGCAGATACTGCAGCAAGCACAGTAGTAGAATTTAGTCCTCAAACAGGTTATAACTTCACTAGCTTTTGGTACAATACAAGTAGTAGTGGAAACTCTTCCGCCCAGCTTCAGTTAATTACTAGTAATACCTCAAATAGTTTAGTAGATAAAGAAGCCCGACTACATAATGGTAATGTTAAAATTGAATTGAGAGCAAATCAAGATGATTCTAATATAGTTACTTTAGTAGATCAAGCTATAGATATATATGTACATACAGCGAAAGCAGGTTCATAATATAAAAGAATTAATTGAGAGTGCGGATCTTTTCCGCACTTTTTCTGATTATGAAATATACATATGGTCTAGCTTCCCTTTTAAAACTGATTCGGATGTAGATATTATATTTGTGGGAGAAGTTACTGAAACACTTGGAAAAAGATTGCACGAATTATCAGAAAAGATCAATCTTGATATTACAATTTTACCCACTACTAGAATATTCTCATATATTCCTGAATTTAACAAAGCTACATTTCGTTATTACTTTCCAGAAAAAATAATAAGATACAAACTATGTCCTATGCTTAGAGATGAATGGGATAATGGTTGGAAATGTACTAAACATTCTGAATACTTATGGAAAATAGATCAAACCTTTGCAAGAAAGGATACTAAGTATAAAACTGGAAAATGGCATTATCCAATGCTTCTCACAGACTTTATAAAACTATACGAAAATATTAAAAATGAAAATTGATTTTTTGAAAGAAAATTGTATGAAAGATCCATGGCAACATGGGTTAGGGTTCATCAAATTATATATGAAAGGTTATGAACTAAACTTTCATTCTCACCTTATTCCAAATCCGACAAAGAACCTTCACAGTCATACGAAAAATTTCATAAGTACATGTCTATTTGGAAAAATAAAAAATATTATCTATAAATACGAAGAAGCTTCGAACAGCGACTGGGTACTTGAACGTGTAACTTGTCAGGCTAGCGAAACACCCGCTACGGTTTATAGTAATGTGAATCCAATAATTGTATCTGAAGAAATCCAAAATGAAGGGGATTCAATCTTTCATAGATATAGTGATATACATGATACTCAACTACTTTCTAGACATGCATGTACAAAATTGATCAATGAACCTAGAGTAGAAGATGCACTTATTATACGGAATAAAAATAAAGAATTTAAATGTGCCTATCAGAATTTAGGCACTCCCAAAGATAATTGGGAAATAATAGATATTATACTAAAAGAAAAAGGGGCATAAAGCCCCTTTATTTATTCTACCTCTTCAGGTACTACTTCCTCTGGTGGATTCTCTACAGCTTCTTTTAATCTAGCTGTCATCCCCTCTGACGCAACTCTTACTTGGTCTAACTCCATTTGAAAGTTTTGTTGTTTTGCACTCAAACTATTCAAACAAGCGACTATGTATTTTGCTTCATCACTTAATTCAGAAATAACGTATTTTTTATCGTCAAGTACTAATACAGGCTCTTCCTGTTGTCCTACTTGTGGATTATTTTCTTCTGTCGACATAATTTTCTCCTTATTTAAAAATATCTTGCCAATTTCCTTGTGTACTAGCCTTAGCATACTCAGTAGCACGGTTTTCAAAAAAGTTGGTATGCTCAACGGCATTGATCTGCTGGTCTAACCAAGGCAAAGGATTATCAGTACTATGAAAAATTGCTTTCATACCTAATCCTAGTAATCTTCTATCAGCAATATAACGAATGTACTCTTTTACTTCGGTTGCTGTAAGACCTTCAATCTCTGCGTTCTCAAAGCAGACGTCAATGAATCTATCTTCTAGTTCCACTACTCGTTCTGCTGCACAATATACTTCATACTTTAATCTATCGTTCCATATTTCAGGGTTCTCTTGTATAAATGTACGAAATAGTTTAGACATTCCCTCTACATGTAGAGTTTCGTCTCTGATAGACCATGTGACAATCTGCCCCATGCCTTTCATTAAATTGTGGCGAGGAAAGTTTAACAGAATAGCAAAACTACTAAATAGCTGTACTCCTTCTGTAAAACCACTATAGACAGCCATTGTTTTAGCCATCTCATACTTATCTCTCATATTAAAATCAGTTAAGTACTCGTGTTTCTCCGCCATTGCTTGTATCTCTGTAAACGCTTTGTACTCATCTTCTGACTTTCCTAACGTCTCCAATAGTAAAGAATATGCTTCTTGGTGTACTGCTTCCATTGCAGCATAACTAACAAGCATCATTCTTATCTCTGGTTGCTTGAATGTTGGTAGATAATGCTTTGCATATCCACAACATACATCTACATCAGCTTGTGTAAAGAATCGGAAGATATTATCTACCAATGCTCTATTTGCTGGTGTAAGTTTTTCTTTATAGTCCTTTATATCATCTTGTAGTGGTACTTCATCAGGAAGCCAATGCATTTGCTGTTGTCTTTTATAGAACTCAAACGCCCATGGATAACTAAAAGGCTTATAATAATCTCTTTCCTCTAGTAAATTCATTTTATCCCTCACAACTTAGACAATCTGATTGCTCAAAGATTATCTCTCTTTTTACTTTATTTGATACATTATCTGCACGACTGATCGCTTCACTTCGTAAATAATAAAGCGTTTTCATATTCTTCGCCCATGCTAGCATATGAATGTTATGCAAATCCGCTTTGTTTACATCAGGTGGAAAGAACAAGTTTACACTCTGTGATTGACAAACATACTGCTGTCTCATACTTGCGTGTTCTACTACCCATGCCTGATTGATTTCTACTGCTGTCTTAAATATTTCTTTTTCTTCTTCAGTTAAAAAGTCCAAATGCTGACAGCTTCCTTTGTTAGTAATAATACTAGTCCAAGTAGAGTCTATATTCTGACCGTATTTTTCTAGTACTTCTTCTAAAAATTTGTTTTTCATTAAGTAAGATCCAGACTTAGTTTTCTGCGTAAAGGCATTTGCTCTAAAAGGTTCTATACTTGGTGATGTGTTTCCACAAATAATACTGCTTGAAGCATTTGGCGCTATTGCAAGAAGATGAGCATTTCTAACTGAACATGTATCATCGTCTGGACATGCACCTTTTTCTACTGCAAGTCTTTCTGTTTCTGCCTGTGCTTGAGTTTTTATATGTTTAAACATCTCTAAGTTTGCACTTTGTGCCATTGCTCCTTCAAACGGAATACCATTCTTCTGTAAGTAGGCATGAAACCCCATAGCACCGAGACCAATACTTCTCTCTCTTTCTGCACTGTATCGAGCTCGTTCTAATTCTGTAGGGGCGTTGGCGATGAAATAAGTAAGTACGTTATCTAAAAAGCGTATAAGATCAGGTATAAATGCTGGGTGATTTTTCCACTCGTCATAATACTCTAAATTTACACTTGAAAGGCAACAAACTGCTGTTCTTTCTTCATTTGTTGCAAGAGTGATTTCAGAACAAAGATTAGAATGATTTACTTTCAGTCCTTTTCTTTGTTGAAACTCGGGCAAGTCTGCCTGTACGGCATCTTCAAACATTAAGTATGGTTCTCCCGTTTCCATTCTGTTTTGTAATAATTTTACCCAAAGTGTTCTTGCACTGACTACTTTTGTAACTTCTCCACTGTGAGGATCAATAAGTTCCCAACTGTCATCAAAGTCGTTCTCTTTAGTAGCTCTGTGTATAATTTCCATAAACTTATCTGAAATTACTATTCCATGATGAAGATTAATGCACTTACGATTAACATCACCGCCGGTAGGTTTTCTAACATCTAAAAACTCCTCTATTTCAGGGTGACTAATATGTAGATAAGAAGCATAACTACCTCGTCTAGTTACGCCTTGTGAGAATGCAAGCATCTCTGCATCTACAACTTTCATAAATGGAATTACACCTGTGGACTCTGAGCCTTTCGACGTCTTTGTGCCCTGGGCACGGACATCGCTCCACCCGCCGCCGATTCCACCACCCATTGATGATAGATATGCGTTTTCAGTGTAATGTCCTGTAATTCCTTCTCTGCTGTCTTCTACATAATTAAGAAAACAACTAATTGGTAGACCTCTTTTAGTTCCACCATTTGATAACACAGGTGTAGCAAACATAAACCAGAGATTACTGGCATAGTCATAAATACGCTGTGCGTGGTCTTGGTCGTCACAGAAAGCTTCTGCAGCTCGTGCAAAACCTTCTTGAGGACTCTTTTCGTCTCCTACTAGATATCGATCTTGTAGGGTCTTTTTACTAAAGTCAGTAAGAAGCTTATCCTTACTATAATCAACTTTCACCATTTCTACGTCTCTCCTCTATTTCCTTGTTTATAATTTCTATATTATCTTTGCCGATTGCTTCTTCTGAGTACGTAACTAAGTCCATTAACTCTACATTTACTAGAAGTTGCTCTGCGTTTTCATTTAGTGATTCAATATATTTATACTTTCCATCGATTGGACATGCATCATAGATATCGAATACTGTTCCATATTGTTCCATTAATTGAACTGCGCGCTTTGGGCCAACTCCAGGAATACCTGGTACATTGTCCCCTTTATCGCCAGTCAGACATTTGAATGTAATATAATCTTCGATTTCAAAGTCATAATGTTCGTCCCAATTATGTACTGTTGTTTCTTTTCTAGTAACAGTACTGAATCTTGAGACTTTGTCATTGATAAGTAAATCCCAGTCTCTATCAGATGAGATCATCCAACATTCATCAAAATTAAACTTATCTAGATTCATACTAATGTATGCTGCTATATCATCAGCCTCAACTCCTTTGAATTGTAGGACTGTATGTTTTTTCTTTAATAGAGTTAGTGTATTACTAAACTCTGCCATAAACATTTCAAACTCTTTTTCTTCTTGAGGAGTTTGTTCTGCATATTTTTCTTTACGATTTGCCTTATACTCAGGGAATATAGCTTTTCTGTAACTACTACCGCCATCAGCAGTAATTATGATTGTACCTGCATTATATGACTTTGCTAAACTTTCTACTGTTCTAGCATAATCATATTTGAAGTCTACTACACCTTGATGTTTCCATCTAAATGCAATATTAAGACCATCAACTATCAGCAAGTTCCCAATCGGAGCTGGGTTCCCAAGGCTTGAGAACGAAATTGCCATTTGTAAATTTTATCTCCTCTTTATCTAGCCAGTCTTCTAAGATAAGAATATAAGCACCCAGCCAGGCAATATGCATATATCTTAATGTTTTCTTTGGTTTGCGTGTAGTTGCAACAAAAAACTTACCATGATTCTCTCTAAAGATCAAGAGAGGCTCTTGTTTCATTTGTTGTGCTTGTTTACAAATTTTACTCCACCACTTAAATAAGTTATTACTTTTTTGAGTGTATATCTTTGAGTCAAATCCTACATGCTTGTAAAACTTTACTTCAACACAAAATATATTGTGTTTTCCGTGAACTCTTAAATCTCCTTTAATCTTACCACTACCAGACCCTGGAGTTTGTTCCCATTTTTCTTTAGTTACTCTGTCAAGAATAGCTATTACTTGCTGTTCTCCACGAATACCTTTTTGTCTTGGATTAACCATCTAAATGACTAATCTTATCTTCTTTTACTACTTCTATCTTGGACAATAGTGGGTGTGTCCAACCATGTGATACTATATAAGTATTCAAATTTTCCTCTCTTAGTAAAATCTCTACTAGTTTTTCCTTTCCTAGTTCATCTAACACATTGGTTACTTCGTCTAGGAATAGTACGTTTATTTGTGACTTCGATATACTACTCATTAGTTTTCTGATTGCTAACAGTGTGGAAGTATTAACTCTTGCAAGTTCTCCCGCACTTAGTGCTAGAATATCTACTGGTTTACCGTTGTCGTCTATCTCTACATTTAATTTATCATTTAGCACTACAAACTCCAGACTAAATCTACCGTCTGATAGTTCTGCTAAGTACTCATTCGTAAGTTCTTCTAAGTCTTTTACTAAATTTTCTATTTTATATGCAAGTAGTCCATTTGTACTAAATGCTTTCTTTAGAATCTCTATATGACCTAATCTTTCTTCTATTGTCGATAATTCTTCTGTAAGTTCTTTGAGTTGTTTTTCAAAATCATCTTGCTGTTCTTCAATGATTGACATACGAGTATTATGTCTTTCTACCATTTCGTTTTGTTTTATAACTTCTTGAAGTTTATCTCTTTCTTCTTTTATTTCAGACTTTAATAAATTTATTTTACTAACTAACTCAGCTTCATCTAATACTTCTAGAGGCAAAGAATTATCTAAATCTCTGAATAGATCTTCCCAATCTTCTACACGTCTTTTTGAAACTAAACGAATCTTATTAACCTTGTCTCCTTCATCTTTTTCAGCAACTAGTTTTTCCACTAATTCTTGATAATGAGTAATTCTTGTACTATGATATTCGATCTTTTCTTGTACGAAGTCTTCGTCAATATCTTGGTGACAAGTAGGACACTCTCCTTTTAGAGTGCTATATTCATTGTAAGAATCAGTATGTTCTTTTACTTTATACTTTGAAAGAGTAATATCTTTTTGTAGAGGAGATACATTTATATCCTTTGGATTATCTACTAATTTCTTTTTATAAAAATCAAGATCAATTTCATCTAGTTGTGTCTTTGTAAAATTATTTTTATTAATTTTTTTATTAATTTCGGAGATATTTTCATATTCTCTCATAAGAGAACGTAAAGTTTTCTCATTCTCTTCCGACTGAAATGGTAAGTCGATCTTCGATAATAGTGATGTGTCATCCATTTTATTGTCTGACAACCATTTTACGATTGTGTCAATTTTACCTTGCAGTCGAGATGCATCTGCTCCAGAGCTTCTAGCAAGATCTTTGAATACTTCAAAGTACTCTACATACTTATTTAACTGAAGTAAATCAATCAAAAACCTTTTTCTGTTAGTGTCTGTGGCAGTCAAGAACTGAAGTGAAGCATTAGTATTTTGATACACAATTTGTGAAAAAGTTTTATGATCTATTCCAATAACTTCTTCTACTGTTTTATAAGTATTTGTAGCTGTATGGCTGGATATATCTTCTCCATTTTTATAAAGTTTTACTTTTATATTACCCCTACGAACTACGTCTATTTTATACTCATCTTCTACTACATCAAAAGACAAAGATATATCATAGCCATTATTGACTTCACGATTTGGTATGTCTGCTTTTTTAATTCCTTTCGAGTTTTTATTGAAAAGAACTTCCTCTAAAATAAGAGGTATAGAGGATTTACCAGTACCATTTGTACCAACTAACTGTGTAACTATACTTTCTGTTAAGTCTAATTCATTATCTGAACCATAACTAAAACAATTACTCCACTGCAACTTCTTTAGCGTAATCACTAAACACTCCTAAAATATTTTTAACTTTGTCCTCGTTTAACTCTAGTATATAACTTAAATATTCATTAAGTTCCTCCTCTATAGACATTTCTTTGTCTAATACTAGAGTCGCCTCTGTTTTTCTTTTTATAACTTTTTTATCTAGCAACTCGCTATTCTTTATATTGCTTAGATCAGATACATCACCTTCTATCTCATAGATAGTATGATGAAAGTCTGTTTGTACCATTTCGTCTTCACTAACAACAGTTTTTCTAATTAACTGTGGTAGATCAAACTCATGCCAAGTCCATTCCATATCAGTATCTATAACTAAATATCCAGTCTTGACAATATTTCTGTGAAATGATGTTGTCATAGGGCTTCCAGGATACACAATATTTCGTTGAGTATTCTCGTGAGCATGTAAGTCTCCTGAATAAACCGTTTTAAACTTATCAAATCTTTCTAATTCTACTTCAGGTACTACATGTGGAGGTATCTCTCCTCTTACATGAGTAAATAGTACTTCTGCATCAATATCTTCTATACTATTCTTTCTGTGTAGATCTGCATATGGTAATATACACCAATTATCTTGATAATGCGTTTCAGTAATAACTGTGACTAGAGGGTTAAGTTGATTTGTAACTTTTATTAAGTTATCAAAAAATGTCTTATGCTTTCTAGTTGCTTCGTGGTTGCCATCATAAATAATTGTTTCTACTTTTGTATTTTTTACAAAATCAAAATACAAAGTAAGTTCATCCATAGAAGGGACTCGATCAAACAAGTCCCCACCTATGATATGTAATGTAACATCATGTTTCTCTACAGCATCTTCTATTTGTTCGAAGAACATTTTATATCTAGCACACGCCCAAGCCATTGGAACATTTTTCTGCCCTAACTTGATATGCCAGTCTGCTGTAAATAATATCATACTACAAAGTCGTCCTCAGGTTCCCAAGCACATCCAGTCAGTCCACCTGCTTTCAATGCTCGTAAAGTTCTAAGAACTTCGTGTTGGTTTCTACCTGTGTCAAGAGCATTAACAGATACATGCTGTACTGTTCTTTCTGCATCTATAATAAAGGTTGCTCTATAACACACTCCTTCTTCCTCGTTTACTATTCCTAATTCACGAGATAGCTTTAGACCACAGTCAGCAGCAAGTGAATGTCTAATATTTTGAATTATTACATTGGAATTTTTCCAAGCTAATTTACAAAACTCATTGTCACCGCTAATACCAACTACTGTTGCCTCATCTACTAAGTTATCCATACCTGCAATCTCTGTCGGGCAGATGAATGTAAAGTCTTTTGGATAAAAGTATATAACACTCCAGTTTCTTTTTAGAGGTTCATAATGTTCTAGAACTTCTACTGGTTCTATGGTATTGTTTGAATTTACTCCCTGCAAACTAAATGCGGGGAATTTATCTCCTACTGTAATCATAATTGCTCCTAGCTAATGTCAAATTCATCACTAATAGACTCATCAGGTTTAGAGTTATCCGCACCTTCTCTTAATCTATCAAGTAATTCTTTTTGAGCGTCTGGAGTTGGTCTTGTTAAGATCTCGTCCATTGATTTAAGATCTTTTACTAATGCTTGTTCATCATCAGTTAAAGGTCTTGGTTTGCATTTGAGAGCTTGTAATTGATACTCAACATTGTAAGCCATTGGCCCAGTCTTTACTCTTTTGAAGCATACATCCCACCCAGTTTCAGGGTCGGTTGGGTCTCCGAGGTCTTCCGCGGCTACCATTACTTGTTCTAGTAGTTTCTTCTTGAGGTTTAAGACTTTGACTTTACCATCATGAATACATTGAATAGCGTATGACCATCCACACTTAAGCTCAGGGTGATACTCCCTTACCCAGTCTTTTTCTTGATTAGTAAATGCTTCTGTGTTTCTATCGAACGACAAACACTCGAAAGGTAAATTCTTACCGTTTTCTCCTTTTAGCCAGTAAACATATCTTGGTAGCATGTCTCCGACTAGTCTTACTTTATTATCGCCTTCTACGTATTGGTAGCTATCGATTTTGTTTTTTTGGGCTTCGCCCTTGGCTTGATTAAAACTTATTGCCATGTCATTTCTCCTTTTGTGATTTCTTCAAACTTGAAGTGAATACGATCCCCTTCTAGCCAAAGTAATCTGTTGCTTTCTATTATGTCTTCCCTACCGAAGTATAAGAAGTCTAGAGTGGTATCTTTTGTTTTTTGATATTCGTAATAGTTGCGTAAAGACGCGATACCTGCGTATTGTACAATTTCGCTATCCGAATATCTCCTTCTTTGAATAAACAAAGGCTCGGGGTTTACAAGGAAACTATTTCCATGAAAACTCTTTTGCCAGAACTTGAATATTCTGTCGTGCCTATTAACTGGAGGCAGTTTATATGTCAAAATGTGTAGGATCGTCATAATATCTTTGACGTTTCCATCGCTTTCTTTCTTTATCTTTTTCCAATCATAGAGTAACATTATATCAAAAATCTAACCTTTTGTCAAGAACTATTTTTCAGTCCTATAGATAGGCAACTTCGTAGCCTTGTTTCATGTAATACCCCATTCTCGCACCTGCCTGCTTTCTAGCTGTACGACCTTCGAGGTGTATATCCACAATAACTGGTTGAGGTTTGCCTTCGTTTAATCTTATAACTCTACCAACTAACTGTGTTAGTAGAGGCTCGTTATTTATCGGTGTCCCTAGAATTAAACAGCTAAGACAATCTACTGAAATACCTTCCGAAAATATACTTTGTGTTCCAAACAGTATATCTTTTGTAGTAAATATTTCTTTTATCATGTCGCCTCTTTCTTCGTGTGGAACATCTCCTGTTACGCAAATTGCGTTTTCTCCTACAAGTGCTGCACTTCTCTTAAGAAAATCAACTCTATCACTCACTACGAGGAC